TTGCTGTGTACCAGATATCTGCAAACTGTGCCATCGTAGTCGGTTTCTTTTTGTTCAGTTCTTCAATGAATCTTGGGTTTACCGTTCTGCAATATCTGTTCATTCTGCCCTGATCGATTTTCAAAGCATCTGCAATCAGCTTTTCGTGGCTTGCCATGATGTTTGCCAGATTTCTGAGGCTTTGCGGTGTGTGTCCGTTTGCTCCGATGTGAATGTGAACTCCTGCCCCAACTCCTGCGTGGCTGATTGCTCCAGCTTTGCGAAGCTTTCTGACCAGTTCCTGCAAGGTCTCAATGTCCTCGTATTTCAGAATTGGGGTTACCAGTTCGCATTTTTCACTGTCTGCTCCGGCAATGGAAACGTCTCTCTGAAATTTCCATTCTCTGCCCTGTGCGTCCCATGCTGACCAGGTGCAGTAGCCGTTTCTGCCTGCCGTGTTTTCGTATCTGTTTGTTCCGAAGAAGTCGGCTGCAATTTTTGCTGCTCGGTCTCTGGTGATGTGGTTCATTTCGATTTCCACCCCGATGGTCTGGTTTTTCAGGTTTTCAATCTGTCTTTCTGTTTTAGCGTTCATGGTATTTTCCTCCGTAATTTCGGGCTTTCTGCCCTTTCGTTGTATCACATATTACCGCATTACGGAGGACATATCAAGCGGCTAAATTAACAGAAAAACAGACTGTATATCCGCCAGATGATTGTGTAATATACAGTCTTGCTTTACTTGATTTTCTATGGTAAAATACAGTACGATGGAATAGGTTCTTGCTTATTTTTCGGCTGCCACAACCTTGAAAGAATCCACTTCGGGAATCAGGGCAAGAGAAGAGCCGTTCTGCCATTTCATGTGTATGGAACCCAGATCATCAATGTGAGTAACCTCACCGATTGTTCCGGGAAGAATGGGATATTTTTCATTTCGCATAGAAATCAGCTGTATCTTTGTTCCAACAGGATACTGTTTTCTGAGATTTTCAAGATATGCTTTATTCGGAAACTTCATTTGAATTACCCGCCTTCCTGAATGCTGAACTGCCTGAAAGATTTCTGAGCAGTACCTTTCTTGTTGACTTGTACTCTGCACCAATCATACCAAGGCGAAGAAGATAACAACGCATTGTGTATTTTGGATTGTCAGTAGTTTCAGGCTTGTTGTTGATGCGTTTTTGATTTTTTGCAAATTCGCAGAGCATGGAAATGAAAGTGCAGTAGGCATCGGTGTCATCATCATTTTCAATGGTGAACCAAGGAAATTCTACTTTATCATCAGACTGAATAATGTCCAATAAATCTGTTTTGAAAGCTGCCTGAAACAGGACGGATTTATTTTTGCAGATTTGTTGGAGATTGTTCAGGGTATGTTCTGTGAAGAAGTCCGCAGGCATCTGAACGGTCAGTTTATTTGCTGACGGAATTTCATACCCTCTGCTTGCAAGTTCACTAATCAGCATTTCAACCTCTTTTCCATCTGCTGAATCGCTGATTTCAAGGTTGCCTTCTTTGCTAATGGTGTAAAAGTCACCAATTTTGTATGCACAAGTCGGCATGAACTGATATTCGGCAGGAACTCCAATGATCTCGCTGATGGTATTCACCAGTTCTTTTCGCTTTTCTCCTATAAGCTGAAATTCAATTATCATATGTTTGACCTCCTTTTCGGTAGTACACATGATAACTCTGAATGCCACAGATATCAAGTGTGGGATATGTAGAATTATTTCCCCTCGTTTTGTGCATAATAGGCGATTCCTGTCAGCACAAATAAAGCATTGCTTGAAGCACACCCATTTCCCCACATTTTATAAGCGGCACTATCGGAGTACGGATTCCTCAGCCATTTTTCAATCTGCTTACGGGATTTTGGTTTGCAGGTCTTACCAACAGCTTTGTTGTATGTTTCAAAAACATTCTGCCACCAGTCAATCTGCGTATCAGTCGGATTTTCAATGCTGATATCATCACACCACCAGGTCGGCATACCTTGCAGTAACGCACATTCCTGCGGTGTCAGTCGTCTTACGATGTATTCAATTTCAGGAGTGCTGTCATTGACAACAGGCGGATCTTTGTAATCCGATGCCACAAGCGTATTTGCTTTTTCCTTTTCAGCAACAGTATGATGAGAATTTTTGCTTGTGGAGTATTTCGGATGAGCAATTCCGCCTGCACCTGATGCAACAAGTGTCGGGGATTTTTCCTTTTCAATCTGAAAACTGAATCGTGTATTGTAACCCTGATTCATTGCAGGTCTGCCGATTCCATATGAAACAGCGTGATTTTCAGTACAATTCAGCGTGTACATAGTTTCCGATTCCTTGTATCCGTCACCATGATGTGACGGACGTGAGCCGTTTCCCTCTAAAACTACAATTCCGCCTTGATTTTTGCAAGGAGACTGATTGCTGGTATCAATGGTTCTGGAAGTTTCAGCTTCATAAAATCCGCTGTTTGGATTGTTTGACAGCATGGAGTTGCTGTATTTTCCGCAGATGCCATAAGTTTTATGAAAATTTTCCACTACAAAAGGCTGATTGTTTCCGCCTGTTCCATAGGTTGCAGATACAGTCTGAGCAACATTAAGAGGTCCTGTGTATCTGGTATCTTGAGAATGATTCTCGAACATCAGACCTGAGCCTGTTTTTTCAAAGCAAGTTCCAAAACTTCGGGAAGTTTCTTGCCACGCTCTGAAGCTCTCCGCAGAATACCCAGACACGCCTTCTGACTCAAATAATATTTTTGAGGCACATCCGCCATCAAAATCTGCGACAAGGTAGATACGCATTCTTCTTTGGGGTACACCCCAGTACTGAGCATCGAATGTTCGGTAGGCAAGAGAGAAATCATCTCCCATGATATTTCCTGCTTTTGTCCACTTTTTAGGTTTAGGGATAGAAATGTCTGGGTCTTTAACCTGACAGAGTTCTTCAAGGACACATCGGAAATCTTCTCCGCCATTTGAGGAGAATGCTCCCGTGACATTTTCCCACACTGCAAATCTCGGATATTTTCCATTGGTTGCACCTCTCATTTCCTTTATGATTCTGATTGCCTGAAAGAAAAGTCCTGAACGCTCTGCATTCAAGCCCTGACGCTTGCCTGCAACTGAAAGGTCGGTGCAAGGCGAGCCAAAGGTGATAATATCCACAGGTTCAATTTCCGCACCGTTGATACAGTTGATGTCACCAAGGTGCTTTACAAAAGGCAACCGTTTTTCAGTTACAGCGATAGGAAAAGGTTCAATTTCTGATTTCCAGACAGGCATGATGCCTGAAAGCATGGCCATCATAGGAAATGTTCCTGAGCCATCAAAAAGACTGCCAAGGGTGAGTGGATAATTACGCATCAGGCACACTCACATCCTTATACTCAATTTTTTTACCATCACGAATCAAATACACATCATCAGATTTCCCATCATGGAGTTTTATGTATCTTTCAACGGCTACATCAACAAACTTCGGTTCAAACTCTATGCCGTAACAAATTCTGTCAAGCTGGTCGCAGGCAACAAGCGTAGACGCTGAACCTAAAAAGCAATCAAGTACTAAAGCATTTGTCTGCGTTGATAAACCAATAAGATAGGCGATAAGCGGAACAGGTTTGCTTGATGGATGTCCGCAGCCGTCCTCTTTGCTGTTTTTGATACGATCAAATTCAAATACAGTTACTTGCTTTTGGTCGCCATACCAGTTATGCTTTCCGTCTTTCTTCCAGCCAAAAATAATAGGTTCGTGGATATATTTCCAGTCAGTTCTTGTAAGAACAAGACGGTCTTTCTTCCAGACAAGACCTGCACCAACTTTGAAGCCGGCATCTTCAAAAGCATCATGAAAAATTCTCGCTTTTGAAGTGGCATAGAATTCATAGAAACTTGCATCTCTCTGCATATATTCGTGCAGATTTTTGAATACTTTCATAAGGAATTCGTATGCTTCTTTATCGTTGAGATTGTCGTTTCTGATTTTTCCTGATGTGCTGTTCAGGTCGACAAAATATGGTGCATCTGTACAGACAAGATTTACTCTTGTATCGCCAAGCAGAGCGTTGAACGTTTCAGGAAAAGTTGAATCACCGCAGATAACGGTATGCTTTCCAAGATGCCAGATATCGCCTGTTTTTGATTTGCAGGGCTTTTCAAGTTCTGCATTTACATCAAAATCATCCTGTTTCGCTTCATCACTGTCAATTGCAAACAGATCAGCAATTTCAGATTCATCGAAACCTGTAAGACCAAGGTCAAAACCGAGATTCTGGAGTTCTTCCATCTCAACAGCAAGCAGTTCATCATCCCAGCCAGCATCTAACGCCATACGATTATCAGCAAGAATATACGCTTTCTTCTGTGCTTCCGTCAGATGGTCAACAAATACACAAGGGATTTCTGAAATATTTTCAGCCTTTGCAGCTTCAATCCTGCCGTGTCCGGCAAGAACGTTATATTCTTTATCAATGATGACAGGATTGACAAATCCGAATTCACGCAGGGAAGAACGAAGCTTCAGAATCTGTTCTTTGTTGTGTGTACGAGCATTATTTGCATAAGGCACTAACTTGTTGATGTCAACAAGCTGAAATTCTGTGGTTGTTGTCATCTGTAATTCCTCCTCTGCTGAATTCTGAGCATACCTTTTCGGGCAGCATCAATGTTGCCTTTGATAGCCTGTCCCTTAATGGTTCTGTATTGCTGTTTTGTCATATTGCTACGCTGTTGTTTTAATTCTCTCCAGAATTGAACATCTGCTTTCATCTTAAGCTCCTTTCAAATTTACAAAAGTAAAGCCATACGGCTGTGTGGCTACCATTGCTTCAATCAGATACGGTTTACATTTTCTCTCAACCTGTCGCTTTATCCATTCAGGCGGTTCAGGAACATCATTCAGTTCTCCAGCAAACTCACCGAAAATAATTGGGGCAGCCCAATTGTACATCTGCGCACATTCCACAGGGTCTTGTGAAGAACCAAGATAGATTCTGCTATCGTTTAGTCCGATACGTGCTTTGTAGTTGCCACATGATTTATCGAATGTTACACCTCTTAACCCTGTAGCTGAACTATGTATCACACTGGAATTCATACAATTCTGCTGCACTGTAACAAGACGTAGGTTACATTTGCGGCAGTCACTTCTGTTACGGTTGATGTGATCTATATGAAATTTTTTATTCGGTGTAACATTCATGATGAAATTATGGAGTCGGATTGTTGTCGTTCCAGGCTTTGTATAGATTATATAACCGTCTTTTCCCATATGCCAGAATATTTCTGACACACGCTGTACATCAGCGGCATCAATGATGAACTGTTCTCCGTTTGGAAGAGTGCCATAGGCACAGTTATCCTTGATACGAAAGTGGTAATCAGGGGTACATTTCTGACAGCGGTTTCCTTTCCTCAATTTAATTTCAGAATGGTTTTTATCTGTAAAATTCCCGCAAAGCTGGCATCTACAAATATACACATTTTGCTTTTTTATATTATCAAAACGTATTGAAACAACTTCCCAGTTATTCACAATTTCACCGACAGAGAGTTTGGGAGAACGATGCAGTTTATTTTTTCTGGAACAATCAGGACAGCAAGGTTTTGTTTTAAGAAGCGATGCACGGTTGCTGATATATTCTTTGCCACAGTCGCATCTGACAAGATACTGAAGATGACCGAATTTACTTCTACCGCACTCTTTGAGTATAAGAAGGCTTCCGAGTTTATCGCCATTGCTGATTTTCATCTTTTGAAGTTTTGCCATAGATGCCTCACTTTCTGCTGCGTAGCAGCTGTTCCATCATGTCCATTTCGCCTGTGAGGTTTACTTCTTCGGAGCAATTTTCACGGACAATCTGATAAATCTGTCCCCATATCTGCTGTGCCTGTTTCATGAAACTTTGGCTCATTGCAACAAACGGGCTTTGAATCGGAGAATTCGAAACCGTTGGATGTTTACCAAGAAGGCCGTAAGTGCTGATGGCTTCTTCACACTGAATCCATCTTGCAACAGACATTGCATACTGCTCAAGCAGTGCAGGAGAAACAAGCCGTTCACACTTGAAGCCTTTTAGCCATAGCCAAGTATCTCTGTAAATTTTGTCTGCACCGAGTGGCTTTCCATTCTTCTGCTGTGCTGATAGAATTTCACTCGGCTGTGGCATATCTTCTCCGATGAGGTCAGGTAAATTATCCGGCACCTTGATTTGCGTCAAGGCTCTGCCACCAGGATTTCCGCTGGCAATCTTATCCGCCAGTGCTTTTCTCGGACGTCCCGCACCCGGTCTTGCACCACCACGGTTTGTACCATCTTTCGCCACATCATCACCTCCTGCTAAAATTCAAACAAAAATCAAAAATGAGCATAAAAAATCCCGACGATGATGTCGGGAAAATAACGAAATTTATAGGGTTCTTTGATTTTGGTTATATACCGTCTTAGGTTTCGCTTTTAATTTTCGTAAGCTTGCCCACCGGTCAATGTTTTGTCCATTTTTAGAGGTTTTTATACCCCCGGCGGATCAACTCCGACTCCCAGAGTGCAACAAAAAAGCACCTGCAATGTGCAGATGCTCTTTTCGTTATAATCCGAATAATTCAGCGTGTGTGCCTGTGCGCGTCAAAACCAACACAAGCTCGTTCTCTCGTACCTGATAGATTAAAAGCCAATCGGGTGTAATGTGACACTCACGAAAGCCTTTCCAATTGCCGCTTAATGCATGGTCTTTTCTTGCAGGCTCAAGTGCTTGCTGCTCGGCAAGCTTAGTGATAACATCCTCCAACAGACTGAGGTCATAGCCTCTCTTCTGTATACGCTTGAAGTCCTTTTTGAAGGCGGTCTGATATTTAATCGTCAGCATTGAGGTCCTCCATCAGTGTTGCCACCGAAGCGAAGCCCTTGCTCAAACCGATGTTATTCTGTGTTTCACGCATTGCCTTTACGGTTTCGGCATTCGGTACGTCCATCGTCACCTTAAAGGGAATGCCCTGTTCTCTGACTGCCTGCTTTGCGGACATGACAAAGTAGGTACTCATATCAAGTCCAAGATTGTCAAGCAGTTCACGCAACTGTGACTTCAATTCTTCATCCATTCTAAACGTTGTACTTGTTAACATGAATGTTAGCTCCTTTCAAGTGCTATTCTTCTACTGTTATTATAGCACAAAAGAAAGCTGTTGTCAATACTCTGTAATGCAAATTGTCAGTAATAATATTCCGGATTCTTATCTTCCGTCCATGTCTTTTTATCGTGACAGGGTTTGCATAAGGCTTGCCAGTTGGATTCATCCCACATCAAAACAGGGTTGCTGCGGTGTGGTTGTATGTGATCGACAACTGTTGCAGGAACGTATCGTCTTTGCTGCATACAACGTACACACATCGGGTGTTTGCGGAGGTAAGCTTTACTGAGCCTACGCCACTTGCTGTTGTAGCCACGCTTGGAAGCTGACGGTCTGTCAGGCTGTCTGTGCTTCTCGCAGTATCTTTGCCCTGCATCAACAAGCTGTGAACAGCCTGGGTAACCGCAAGGGTGCTTACTCTTCTTCGGCATTGCAGCAGTCACAATCCTCATAACAGTCAGACACTTCAATAGGAATTTTTTTCAAAGCCTTTTTATGCTGTTCCTTTACCCACTCAACTGTGTCGTTTAGTTCATCTGCAATGGCTGTCCAAGTTGCTCCGTAAAAATAATGCAAACGAAGAATCTCACGTTGATCAGCGTTATTGTTAGCCATGATAATCTCTTCAAGATTACGCTTCATGCGGATAGAATCAATCAAGTCATTCCAGGCAGACTCAACAATTTCATGCACCTCATCTTTATCAATTTCCACCGCCATAGACTTCCAATCGTGGTAAATCACCGTCTGCTTTCTGATACGGCTGTTCAGACCGATGCCGTTTCTTAAAACTTTCTTTGCAAGCATAACGCTCCTCCTTCGGGTATAAAATTAGCCTTTGCGGATTTCTCTGCAAAGGCTATTCGTAAATTTTCATGATATTATTATATCACTTCTGCAAGGATATTTCGTCCATAATATTACTCATGCCTTTCCATAGAGAAGCAGAGTCAGGTGATTTACTGCACGATTTTTCTTGTTATATGCTGAAGAACGTTCAATGTGAAAATGATCGCAGATATTGTAGACAGCATCAATCTGCCTATCTTCCTCTTCCCAATAAAACTGCTCCAGCACATAGCGTTCATCTTCAGAAAGCGTATCCCAGGCAGGCTGAAACCATTCCATATATTCCTTTGCTTGACGGCAACGCTCACGCAGAACATCGATTTCATCAATTGCAGCAGTAAGACGAATTTCGCCAGACTGCGGATTGAAACTGCCATGTGGCATATCTGTAAATTCAGGACTGCTGATAGATATCATGTTATCATGAATGTCGGCAATCTCCTCATCAGTATGTTCCAGTATGTATTTCATACTGCTGTAGTCCTTGAGAGCATTGATTGCCGCACTTCTTTTGTCTAAATACTGCCAGATTACACTCATTACTGTTTTACCTCCTCTATTACTGCCTTTACCTCATTAACAGACCTGACAACAACAGCTTTTCCACCGCATTTCTGTATTTTGTTGATAACTGAATTCTGCAAAGCCGTGGTTCTGCCTTTTTCCGTCTTAACCTCAAAAGCCACAAATTTTCCACAATAACAGCAAATAATATCGGGAATACCTGCCGTTCCGTACATACCGCCATGCTCCTTCCAGCAAAAGCAATCTGGCACGGTTTTCAGGTATTTCAAAATTGCCCTTACAATATCTGATTCTTTCATTTCTATCCTCCTTACAAGTTTGACAGCTTATTTTACATTATTACTATTTCTATCTAAAAATAGATACATATATATGTATGTGTATAATATATATAAATAAAAAGAAATAGGATTTTGGTGTCAAAAAGGTCAAGCTGCCTTTAGGTTTTCTCACCTGATTTCGAACACATTGGCAAATTGTCGTCAAAGCCGTCAATCTTCATATTCACAAAAACACAGACCTCTCCATGTACGTCTTTTTCCGAGTTTATCCGTAGCCTTATGCACTGATGGAAAATTATTCTCTAACTCTGCATTGAAGTTCCTCTGTGCAAAAGGTGCAAGTCCGGAATCAGTACAGTATTCCTTATAACGATTGAACAGCTCTGTCCTGCTGACTTCACCATTCACTGAAATTTCACAGCATTCCTTGACGAATGAAAGCACGCTATTGCTGTCCTCACGGTATTTCTGAAGTTCTTGTGCGTTTGCCTGCGTTTCGGAAAACTTGAAATGATTGTTCATTAAACGTCTTAACCCCTCCAGTGCGAATAGAAATATGCCATCTGATTCCATACGAAATTTCTCCAATAAATCTGGATCACGTTTTTCTTCAGGCACTGCATGATTAAATCTGACAATAATCAGTCTACGATAAAAACCTTCCGATTTATCGCCGTAATTTCTTGGTATCTTGTTACAGGAGAAAAGAAGTCTTGCATAGGGCTGAAATGAAAACGGATTCTTATTTTTACGTTCCACAGTCAGATAATCTTCACCGACAAGAGCTTTGAAGATACCATTATCATCTATGTTTTTTGTTGGAAGGTCAGCAAAGATATTTGCCAATTTACCAAACAACTCTGCCGTTTTAAATCGTTCATTCAATGATTGCCAGGATACATTGCTGACATTTTCCTTTCCCAGAAGAATGTCGTTCAGTACAAGCAACAGCTTTGATTTTCCTGCACCGGCTTCTCCTACAATGACAAAACTCTTCTGTGCTCTGTTGACAGGAATAAGAAAATATCCCAGCATTTCCTGAATTAAAAGGATCTGTTCATCATCCAACGCTTCATGTAAAAATTGCTTGAATCTTGGACAATCCGCACCAGGCGTATAGTCTACTGCAAGCTGTACTGTCGATAAATATTCGGAATTATGTTCCGTCAGCTTATTTTCAAGAACGTTATACAAACCGTTTCTGACATTGATAATATATGGATTCGCATTGAGTTCACGCACATCACGCTGGATCTGCATCCTCCATTGTCCTTCTGCATCGCTTATCTGCGACAGCTTTGTATTGCCGGGAAGCATTTTTTCCCGAACCATATTTTTAGCATCTAATTCTGAAATTTCACTGTATACGCCGTGTTCATAGCGATAATATTGCTCGGCAGCATAAAACGCCGCAGTATTTTTTGCCATATCTGCTGCAAGAATATCGGGCAGAAACTTGAGTCCTCGTTCTGTTGCTTCATACCATGAAGGTATCTGTGCTGAAGATTGCCTGTGTTCCTTAGAACGTTTCGCAGCTTCAAATTTACGGTATATTTCTTTGTGATATTGCAGCAAAGGTTTTACATCAGCCTGCTTAAAATGAAACTTCTCCTTCAGTAAATGACTGATTACCGCATTAGCACTTATTACGTCCAGACTGAATAAATATTCCCCAATAAAATGCCTGACAGTCTGCAAGTTGTCCATTTCAGAAATGCTCACCTCAAGCGTATCTGCAAGTATCTTTATTCCATCTAATGAAGGCGGCAGATATGCAAGAGAAGCAGGAGATTTGCAGGTACATTCTCCACTTTTTAGCTTTGGACACTGATATCCTTTTTCAGCGATAATTTTACAAGTCATCGGACCGGTTCCGGATTTCTGAAAATGTGAAATCTTACTGTCTGTTTCCTGTTTCGTATATGCAGGATAATCCTTAGATAGTGCATGAACCTTTTCAATTCCGCCCTGAAATGGTACAAGATTTGTGATCATGGCATACCAGTCATGCTCTGAAAGGTTTGTTGCATTATCATGGCAATGCTGAATAAAATTACATTGTGCTTCTATCAGTTTTAAACCCATTTCAGTGCCGTCTGAAACAGTTTTTTCTTCTGTTTCAGAAACATCTGCTTTTTCTGTAACATTCAAAATCTCCGCAATCTGCTCCTGCGTATATCTCCGTTCCGGATGAAATGAGATACATTCCACTAAAACAGGCTCTTTTTTGCAGTGATAAAATCCCGGCAGACGCATGACACGGCTTTCATTAACGCAGGCAGGATCACCGCCGAAATATGATACTAATGCCTTCTGAATCGGACGGAATTTCACTACTTTTGCATCTTTCACAAACCAGTATGTATGCAGAGATTTTCTCGTTTTGATAACCATAGACGGCGGCAGAGGAAACGCATCTATCAGAGCCTGCTGTTCCTCAAAAGTCTTATCGTCCATCTCCACAAACTGTGCGTTGATACGAGTGATGCTGTCATCGGTCTGACCGCCGGAGTTTACTACGAAAAATATACCACGATTTTTCTTGTTATGTTCCCTCAAAGTAGATTCTACTGCAAAGAATTTTCCAGCTTCAACAGATAATTTTGCACCTGTGAAAATGCCCTCTTTTCTGTCGTCGAAAACACGTAGATTCACCGTATCATCGGGATTAAACATAACGTTTATGACATCCTGTGCCGATATATTCATAAGACTTCCTCCATTTTTTCCGTGAAATAACGAATAGGCATATGCCTGCGTTTTGCCCACTTTATCTCCACTGCCATGCCTTCAGAAACATGACTGCCGAATACCCATAATTCCACACATTTGGTCAGCATAACATAATTCATGAACGTTGCCGTCTGCCGTTCTTCACCAAGGGTATCGTCCAAAAACTGCGGAAAAAGTAGATGCGGTGCAAATGGAATACTATGATGCATGACTGCAAAACGGCTGTATTTCCGTGCGTTTTCAATGTTAAGATTTGTATTGCCACGATAGGGAGAACAGATATATACCAGAGGACGAAAGGCGACTAAATGGCGTGCTTTACGCTCCTCGCTCTCTATTCTTCTCATTGCTTCAAATTCCGTAGGGGAATAATATCCTTCACTGTTGTGCGTTGATGCCAAACTTATCCCTCCAGTTCCTCTAAATTACCGAATGTTTCTCCGGCAGACGCTTCCGCCACAAGCGGCAGGTCAAACTCAGGAAACGGCTGTTTTTCCATACATTTACGGATAAAATTTACTGCTTCATTCAACTTTTCTTTCAGAACAATAAAAGTCAGTTCATCGTGGATTTGCAAAATCGGTCTCAGCCAAGGGCGTGACGGCAGACCTTCTAAAATGCGAACGATGGCAAGTTTCAAAATATCCGCAGCTGTTCCTTGAATCGGCGTATTCAATGCGCATCGTTCTGCAAAGGACTTTAGTCCCCAGTTTTCACTGCGGATATTGGGAAGATAACGTCTGCGTCCGAGCCATGTTTCGATATACATTTTTCTTGCAACATCTCGCTTTGTTTCCTCCTGCCAAGTTGTCAGTGAAGGATATCCGGCTTTCAAATTTGCGATGATTTCAGAGCATTCATCAACCGATTTTTCTACGCCAGCCTTGAATTTCAGCGTACTTTGCAGACCTTTCGGAAACAGTCCGTAAAATGTTCCGAAGTTTACATTTTTGGCAATAGTACGCTGTTCCTTGTACTCCCTGCAATGCTTGTCCTGTGCTTCTTCGTAAGTACAGCCGAAGATTACAGAAGTCGTCGCAGCATGAATATCACCGCCGTTTTTATAGGTTTCCATCATGGTTTTATCACGGCAGTAGAATGCTCCCACACGCAGTTCAATCTGTGAAAAATCAAGTGAAAGGATAATATGATTTTCCGGTGCTTTGATAAAGTTACGGATGCCAATGGGGTCGTTGCTTTTTCTTGGGCAATTTTGCAAATTTGGATTACGACAGTTCATACGTCCTGTTTCAGTTGAAAGTGCAAAGAAATCCGGATGAATCCTGCCCGTTGCAGAATTGATGCATTTCAGATATCCGTCAATGTATGTAGATTTGATTTTTCCCCATTTACGGTATTCCTGCACCAATGTGAAAAGATTTGAAAGTTCAGGACGATTCACATCACACCATTCCTTCAGCATGATCATGGACGCATCATCTGCCGCTTCTTTATTTGACGCAGTAACTTTCATAACAGGCAGCTTCAAAGTCTGATAAAGATAATCCTTGAACGCTTTTGTACCACAGTTTGCACCGATTTCAACATCACCGATAAGCATATTTATCTCGTTCCTGATACGCTGTATCTGACTTTCTGCTTCCTGCTGATGGAATTTCATCAAATCCGCATCAACTGGTACACCGTTGTGCTTCATAATGCCAAGATATACTGCTGTGGGAGATTCTATGTGCTCCACAATATACCGATGTTTTGGCAAGAATTGGTCAAACCAGTTATTAAAGATATGATACAGCCGAAGTGCAAAATCAGAGTCCGCACAGCCGTAACGCACCGTTTCAGAATCCTGTGCGTCCAGTTCATCAAAATGCCTGCCATTTGTGACATCTGAAAATGTAGGCAGAGGTTCGTGACAAATTTCCGATGCAAGCTTTTTCAAACCACTGTCAGCAAGTTTGCGAAACTCATAATTGCTTTTCAAGGTCATCTGAGCGGCACAAATCGTATCATACACAGGCAGTTGAATCACGATGTCCTGATGATAGGATACAGAAGATTCAAAAGCGATATTATGGGCAATTTTGATAATATTTTTATTTGTAAGAAATGTTTGCAGAAATTTCAAAAACAACGTATTATCAATATTTTCTCCGATTTTATGAGCAACAGGGATATAGATCCCTGTATGCTCTTTCACAGAAAAACTGCACCCTGCAATATGACTTTTATGCGGATCGAGAGCAACTTTTGCTTCTGTGCGATAAGGCTCGTCCGGTGCAGTTTCGTAGTCAAAAGCGACAATCGTTGCATTGCCTATGTAATCTTGAATTTCCTGCACCGAAGTGACACATCTGTAATTTTCCATAATATCCTCCTCAATTCAGTGGCTCGATAATTTCGCCGGTTTCGGGGTCGATATTCAATGTGTCCTCCGCATCATAGCCAACATTTTTGCTGAGAGCCTTGACCTGTTCCGTCATAGCAGAGATCAGCTGATATTCCTCAGGCGACAAGGCACGTTCCACAGAAAACTGTGCCTGACTGTAATTGATACCTGTGTTGCTCGATGTTTTTTTAAGCGTGAATCTTGTCACCACAGCATTTGAGGTTTTGTACTTCGGAATCACACGCATTAGATAACGTGTAAATGCTTTCAATGAACCTGTCGGCAAAGACAATATCATCGGGAAAATCTCACCCTCACGAAGCAAATATAGACGGCGGCGATTCTTGCAGGCTTTTGCACCATTTTTGCCGGAACCGTACTGATTAAGCGGGCAGGTATCACAATTACCGCCGGGAGTGCCCTCGCCGTTATGGCCGTCAAAACTGCCGCAGTCAGGAGGATTCGAGCCGCCCTGATATTCACTTTTGTAGTAGGCATTCAAAGAGTGCTGATAAAGGATAACTGCCGAAAACTCTTTGACAGTTTCCGGTTCATCGGGATCATCACCTGGGATCTCAAACATGATTCCGCCGCCTGACGGTATCTTGATACGCTCAAAAGTTGTTGATAGTCCGTCCATTTCCGCACTCATCACATTAGCAAGATCAAAGTCCTGTAATGCAAGATAGCCTGTATTATTTGTTTCCATCAATTCATTCTTCATAGTTATGAATCCTTTCATTTCGTAGATTTGCGAACAGATACAGAGGTCTGCTCATAGACATTTACAAGTCCGTTCAGCCATTCCGGAACGGTATCCTGGTTTTCTGCAATCTGCTCCTTGACAAAGGCGGACAGGCTGTTTGCGTTGACAGTTTCATAAACCAGATCGCCGAATCCGTTCTCTTTCAAAGCAGAGTACAGCTCGTCCTTATGACCTGCCACTGCGGAAGCACGGGTCTTTGTAGTCAGCGAAAACATTGTTCCTGCACGGGTGAAGTTTTGTGTTTCCGTTTCTGCCATAAGCTGAACCAGTGCATATTCTGTTTTATCGATTTCGGCGTTGATGTCCTTGACACGCTGTTCTGCGTCTTTTTTCTCCTCACGGAGAACCTTTAATTTTTCTGCAAGTTCATACATACTCATTTCCATTTTAGCCCTCCTTTTCCTGAAACGGATTGATTCCGTTACGATAATCGTCAACCAGTGTTCTCGCTAAATCCACCTTATCACGCAGAGAACGCAGGATTTTTGCATCGACCGTATTCTTTGCGATAAGATAGATATACAGACAGTTTTCGGTCTGCGACACTCTGTGGATTCTTGCCTTTGCTTGTTCAAAATTAGACATGGAATAGTCCAAACTGTAAAACACCATCGTTGAAGCTGCCGTCAGTGTGATGCCAAGTCCTGCTGCTGCGATTTGTCCTACAAATACACGGCATTCTGCGTCTTCCTGAAATCTTCTGATTTCCTCGGCACGGTCAGAAATACCGCCGCGCACAGAAGCGTATCCGATATTTTTCTTTTCGAGCAGTTTCTGAATATCGTTCAGCTCCGGCACGAATCTTGCCATGATGACCAGCTTTTTATCCTCAGCAAGCATGGTATCGAGAATATCGGATAGTGCGTCCAGTTTTGCCGTACTGACAGCAGTTGTATCTCCTTCGTCATCGGTTAAGTGACCGCCTGTCATTTGCGATAAACGAAGCATTTTAGTTAGAACATTTACTGCTGAAACTTCAGAATCTGCAAGTTCTGCAAAGCTTTCTTTTTCAAGCTGTTTGTACAGTTTCATTGCTTTTGATTCCAATTCTACAGTGCGGATTTCTTCCGTAATTTTGGGTAAATCAAGGCATTCTGATTTTGTAACACGAAAAGCAATAGAATGCAATTTTTGCAGAAAATCACTCATCATCTGTTTCTTGAAAACAGGGATATGATTTCCATAACCACACATATCAAAATATCTGTTGCGGAATATATAGAAACTTGTCCCAAAGATTTCGCTGTTCAGAAAACGATATTGCGAAAATACATCGATTTCCTTATTGGTGATAAGCGTTCCGGTCAGTAGAAGTTTATACCTTGCCTTATCGCCTAAATGATGCATTGCTTTGGACTGAGATGTGCGGTTTTCCTTAATTTTATGTGCTTCATCACAAATAATTATGTCAGCGTCAAAGCTAAGAAGTTCTTTTTCCAATCTCCATGCAGATTCATAATTGACTACTGCTATTTGCAGAGTATTTCCATGCAGTTTTGAAAGCTGTTCTTTTTTCTGAGAACTGCTGCCTTTCAGAACTGTCAGCTGATATGGGAAGTCAGCAAAACGTTCAAATTCCTGCTCCCACACGCCGAGGATTGATAGCGGTGCTGTGATAAGAATTCTTTTAATACGTCGATACTCATGCAGGATTCCTGCTATTGCAATACTGGTAATTGTTTTGCCACAGCCCATTTCCATCAGTAGTGCAACTCCGTTGCTATGTACTTCGGACGGCAGGACTCCGAAGCGTTCGCAGGCAAATCGGCAGGCGTTCTGTTGGTGCTGATACAAATTTGCTTTGATTGGGATTTTTAGGATTTCTTTCATTTTTGTGTTTCTCCTTATGCTTTGCAGGTAAGATATGTATTAGTGCCAAATGCAGATAAAATTTGCTTAATTATAGTTTGCTGATATTCGGTTGCCTTTGGAATCAATTCTTCCAAAACATTTATTTGCTCCATTGAAAGAATATTTTTATGTGGATTAAACGAATCAGGAACCGAAACTCCACCGCCCACACCTCGGCTCGTTTTCAGAGGGTACTTGGCTGTAAGTATAGTAATATCATTACGAATTGTTCTGTCTGTTACGCCCAATTCATCTGCAAGAACTTGCATGGTTTCATGACGTCTTATAATCAAAATACGCATAATTTCTTCCCTGCGTTCGATTGCATTCACAGCTTTTCCCCTCCTTCCGATTTTGATCTTCTATATTCATTGTACAACCTATATAGGAAAGCCCATTTCCTATTTGAGAAAAATTCACAAAACTTTCACATTTATAAATTCCAGGTTCTGAATCCACGCCTATAATAACGATTTTCAAAAATAAAAAAGTCCGGCAAGCTACAAACTCAGTGCAACTTGTTGGACTTTCTGATTTTATATGTAGTGATTATTTTACTAAGTCTGTTAGCCATTTAGCTATTGGATGTACGATCATTCTGGCGTTCAGATATGCCATTTCAAGTGTCAGACAGGTGTTTCCAAGATAATAACCGTCCATGACTGAAAGCGTCATAGCAAGATCAGGCTTGACCATATTTGTTAGGCATACAGGCAACAGATACTGTAATCTGTTCTGGTATCCCTGCGGAACAATGATACTGGGTTCTATAACAGACTTTCTTCTTGCAAGTTCTACCGCTGTTTCCAGTAACAGCGGCAGATTCTTTGCCTTGCGAATTTTGGATGGAATACGTTCAAGGTTTTCTTCATCACCTAAGATGTGATCGACATTTACTCGGATCGGCCATTCCGGGATAAAATTAACTCCATTCTTCATAGCCGGAAAGTATGGCTTGTTTGGCAGGGGATGTATATATTTCAGATTCGGAGAGACCTCATCACAGAATCCGTTGAAATACCATTTTAAAGTGGAATTTTGTTTTTTATTTCTTTCAAAACAGGCATAAACTGCTTTATATCTCTGTGTGTAAAGTCCGGTATGAAAGCAGGCACGTTCATTTTCAATATGGAAAAATCCCTGTGCCGATAGTGTATCAGGTGCTGTATTGTGGTCAATGCTCTGTTTTCTGAAAATCAAGTTGATATATCGTTCCAGAATTGGGGTATCAAAATTTTTAGTTTCACATGTAGGTTTCTTAAATCGCCAAGATTCGGGCAGTATTATCTCAGTAAGTTCATCTAATTGTACGTACCAATCCGGTACGTAGGCAAATTCAAATAAATCTGTCGGTATCATTTTATCACCCTGCACTTTGGAAGTGCCTCAAGATACTTTGTCTGTATCTCTGCTTTCATATCCTCGTCTACATAGCGGCGTTCCGTACCGTCCGATCTGACTTCAATAACAGTTGACAAGGCATTTATGTAACCGTCATAGTGGTTCAGAAGTTTGGTCTGCGCATTATGGTCGCCTTTTATGGCACGGCGCACAGTTTCATAATCAAGTTCCATTATTTTCGATTCCTTTCATAGTAATTTCGGATGCTGTTAAATGAGTTTTTCTTCCTTTCAAATACGGAACGTTTGGAAATATGTAATGTTTCGGAAATATCGGAAACAGACATTCCGTACCAGAATTCCAAAATTATCACCTCTTTCTGTTTTGCTGTCAGCAGGAGCATAGCCTGATACAGCCATTCCGTTGTTATAACACAGCTGTGACCTTTTCCGTCATTGATAATATGTTCAGACGGATAAATTTCTCTCTCGCCTTGTGTTCCAAGTATGTACTGTACTGTATCTGTACTGACAGTTTCATTTGTCTTTATGATTTTAGAAGCAGAGGCTATATTTCTGCTTGTATTTCTCATCACTGTTTTACTGAAACTATCGAAAATCTCAAGTTCCATTTTGTCATTTTTATTATGCGGGGGAGTAGACATAGCTTTTCCTCCCTCCATATTCAGTTTTGAGAATGAGCCTTATTTGCCCTCCTAGAAATACTAAGACAAATTAAGGGTTCAAAATCGGAAGGTGATGATTGTAAACTTTATGTGACAATAACTAAGGGGATAAAAAAAGAGCATAACCTTCGGCATATAAGGCCGAATAATTATGCTTTATAAAGATATTGTTTTTGAGTTGTTGACCTTACAAAAAAAGTTGAAGTATTCATTAGATTATATCATATTGATGAAATTTAATTACATGTTATGGTATGAAATGCTTTCTTTTTGGGTATGAAATACATTGAAATTTGCATTTCATACCCAAAAACTATACCACTCATACCATAGTTCGGTTTAGGTGATGTGTGTTGTGTTATACTAAATAATAATTGTAATTATTTTGAGAAATTCCTTTTTATAGGCAAAACTATAAGAGTCTGTTTAGTATCTTCTGAGAATAATACGAATAAAAGCAAGAGAAAAATATCTGAAAAGAATTTTTAAGAAGTCTTTCGCAGTTTTTCCAAAGTAAACGACATTTGTTAGACAAGCCAAAAGAACGTTTCGGAATGACGGCAAAATTCTGACCGGTATAACCTTCGTCAACAAGAATTTTCTTAACATAATAAAGATTTTCAGTATTTTCACAATAATCGACCATATCAATTGCACCATTATGGTCTGTAACATCTGCTGTGGTTATCATAATTAAATGAGAAAATCCAAGAATATCTACACCAATATGTAGCTTTATTCCTGAAGTTTTTTCCTGCATAATATCCTTTGTTTTCAGCTATATATGCATTTTGGATACTTTTAGAATTTATAATAATCATTTCATTTCGACCAATTCATGCAAAATAAGATTAAGCAAACTTAGTCCGTCATCATTGGGTTTTGACCAGATATCGTAATGATAATGTACATTCTGCCAATTAGGGCAATCATGCGGAATATCTCTCTAACTAAATCCTTCTTTCAGCATATATAGTATGGCACAAAATATATCATACAGCTAGTATTTCCTTGTATGAGTTTTTTTTTGGTTTTCTCTAATGATTTCAAATTACTCTTTTGAAGATTTACATAAACAAAAAGAGCCATTTTCCCTTTGAAGAATAGCTCTGATGCAAAAAAGCATATATCTCAGGCATAAGCTCTGAGATATATGCTTTTTCAAATTATTGGCTTAGCATTAATACATCAACAATAAGCCAATCATCTTTCTCATAGATATTGATTGCACCATTATTCTGTGTGATTGTTTCTGCAACACTATACATACCTAATCCATGATTACGTTTATCACGTTTCGTTGTGTTTGGTAGTTCTCCATTAACGAGTACAGGGAATTGTATGCGGTTTTGCACAGTAATGTGCAGATATGCTCCTTTAGATTCCAGTGAAAGACGAATCTCCTTTTGTAATTCCTTCTTTTCAGCTTCAATGGCATTGTCCATGATATTGCCAAACACTGTACTAAATGCTGTATCATCAAAAGGAGCTAAGTCTTTTTGTATATAACACTTTAGATTTATATTTTCTTTGTGACAAATCATTCGCTTTAAGTCAAGGATAGCGTTAAGAGTAGGATTATTGGTGTCCGTGAAAGCAGGAGTATCAGGGAGATTACCAGAAATTTTCTCAATGTAAGCAATTGCCTTATTGTTCTCTCCGCTTTTTATGAACTGAGAAATGGAGATGAGATGATTGCTGAGATCGTGACGCAAAGCCCGTACTGATTTACTCCATTGTACAGATTCCTGCAATTTCTTTTCATCGTCATCTAAACGTGTTTGTAAAGCAACTTGATTGAGCTGTGTCTGATTTTGAATAGAAAATTGTATTAATATAAACAGTAAGAGTATATTTATGATAGCAAGAGAACTCATGATTATTGTTGCATAAAGTGGTGGAAGCAGATGCTCAAGAATCATTTTCTCGATTGTTATTCCTGCAATAATAGATACAGTCAGGACGATAATGGATATAACGCCTTGAAATAGGTGTAGTGTAATCTTTTTCCTTCTAATGATATTCGCAGCAGGAATAAGGATACACAGTAAGCTTAGTTTTGATAAGAACAGCAAAAATATTCTCGCAGGATTACGCATAAGTAGTAGGTCATCATATTCTTCATTCAAAATAATTGAAGATAAAACAGTTATAATAGCATTTGTCAGAAAAATTGCTGTCAATCCAACTAAGGAGAGTACAAGCTGATGCCACCACTTACCTTGAAGTGCTATTGCAGAAAAACTAAATAATATGATGAGATAGAAAACAGTAAATATGCCCTCCAAGGTGAAGTGATAGTTTAGAATAATAATGTTCAGTAGCATAACAGCCGAAAATAGAGAAGTAATTATGATTTTTAGAGATGTTGGGATTTTTTTGAATGATAATGAAAATATCAGAAACCAAAATAGAATAGCACAGTCGGAAACTGTTGCTATAAATTCTGCAATCGTATAAATCATATCAGCACCTTCTTTATGTAATTCAGATATGCTGTTCGGACAGATGATATTTTTCTTCTGCTGATATATAGCATTTCACCATTGGAGAAGCAAACAGCATTCTTGGTTAATTCCACAAGTGACAGATTCACGATGATTCCAGTGGAGATAGCTATAAAATGCCTAAACCCTTTATGTTCAGAAAAATATGAAAGAGAACTTCTAACAGTTATTTTATTTCCATCGCTCATATGAATGGTTACGTTATGGCGAAAACTCTGGACATACATGATGTTATTTATGCTAAGTTGATATGTATGTCCGCCCTCTGACCGAGTTTCAGTAACCTCTATCATATCATCGTCTTTATGAATTTCATTCATAATTGTCGAAAGAGCATAAGGTAACTCGTTCTCTATGAATTGCTTTCTGACAAATCCTAATGCTTTATAGCGAAATGCCTGTATTATCAAATCATCTTTTGCTGTAATATACACAATAGGGATAAGGTCATTTTGATTTCTTAAATGTTCTGCTAATGCAAATCCGTTAATGTCCGGCATATCAATATCCAGAAATAACGCATCATAATTTTGATTGGTATATGTATTCAGAAAATCAGATGAATTGCTGAAAGTATCGGCTTCAATTATTATATCGGGCGAGAACTGCCTGATTAGCACAGGAATTTGTTTCAGAATGCCCGGTTCATCGTCCACGACAGCAAAACGCATTTTCGCCCCACTCCTTCCATTCTTATTATATCATAGCTTACTGATTTTTTCAAGTGTCAGTGCAATTGTGCAAAATATACAATGAAGCATTGAAAATCTAGCGAAGTTTTGATTTGTGCAAACCAGTTGTGCCGTTTTACTACCAGTTGTGCCGTTTCTATTGACGTAAGGAATATCCGGTGATATAATGGCTACAGAAACCATGAAAGGACGGCGAGTAACGATGATTGAAAATGCCGCATCTTGGGTTGTTGATCTCTTGATTCGGTATCAAGTCATTGAACATCAACAATCACCGATTTACCAATATGGCTTTGAAATATTTATTTCCTCGGCAATTACCTGTTTAATTGTTGTAGGTCTTGGAATTTCATTCAAATGCCTGTTAGCTTCACTTCTCTATTTCGGTATATTTGTTGTGCTTCGTTCCATTTGTGGCGGATACCACGCCAATACTTATTGGCAATGCAATATGGTTTTCTTTCTTGTTACCACGCTTGTTCTTGCCTTGTTTAGGTTCTTGCCGATTAGTAAGTTCAATGAACTGCATTATTGCATCATTGCATTATCAATTCTAATCACGGCGGTATATGTACCTGTTGAGAATAAGAACAAGCCATTGACAAAGAAGCAAAAAAACATATTTCGCATTATCGGCGTAGGCATGACAACGTTGCTGGCACTGAGTTCATGTCTGTTGCTGATTATATTTCGGAACTCGTACTGCATCTTAATTGACTCAACATTATTTGTTGTTGCTGTTTCGATGTTTGTTACAGATCCAAGGAGGGGGTGGAAGATATGAGCAATATGACGAAGAAGTCCGTGCTGAAAGCTGTAGCCGCCATCGGCAAGAAGTCCGCAGAGATCGGCTGTAATTCGGCTTCGATCTTTGGCTACCATCAGCCCAAGGAGCCGGCTAACCTCAAGACACAGTTCAATGAAAATAAGAAGAACTAACCAATAATTTCATGAGTCATTCCGAACATGGGATATCCCTCAATCTGGAATGCGAAAGGAGTAAAAAATGACTAAGTTTAAGAGACTTGCAGCTTCTATTATGGCTGCTGCAACACTTGCAACGTCTGCAATTGGTGTTATGAGTGCAAGTGCAGCAAAGGAACGTTTCTATTTCAATCTCGGCGATCGTGGACAGTCTGCGTGGTCTGATGGTAATGAGAAAGATGATGATGAACAGACAGCATACATCCACCCAGAAACCGGCTATCTTACCTCCACTTCCTACGAGTATTTTACCCTCTATAAGGCACAGAATGCTACCACTGCAAATAAGTTGAGCGATTCCAAGAAAATTTCTTCCCTCGGAGCAACCTATACTATTCCATATACAACCTATCGTGGCACTGGCTCTATTAGTTATATCCATGCAACATCTTCCTACTACGGTTCGAATGTAAGTGGGTACTGGTATGCATAAACAGTAAATGCATAAATAAGACATATAACATCACCTGTGGTTCAGCGAAAATATTGACACAAGGTATATTTCGCTGAACCACTTGTTATAGGAGTACAGAAATGAAAAAAATAGTTATACTAACAGCATCTGCATTGATTTGTCTTATGGTAACAGGCTGCTACCCAACAGGTGAAGTTAGTTCTCCTGATTCGGTATCTCAGTATATCACTGAATCTTCTGTTGCAGATTCAAATGAATACGATAGTGCAAGTTCTGACAGTGTTAATAAAGCTCTTGAAAACGTAATTGTAAATCTCTGCTTACCTGATAGTCCTGAAAAAGCAACGGAATTTGATGCCGTCCCGCGAACATGGGATAACGACAGCCTGATAAGCATTTTCTTGAATGGAAAGGGTGAAATTGTAGAAAACTCGTATGAAAGTGATATGACACCAGGTGAAACAAGATACGTCTTTGATATTCCAAATCAGCACCGTCTCATTGTAGAAAGCGGATATATAAAATATAGTAATCGTGGAAATATCAACAGAGATGAATATACTATTCTTCAATCAAGTTGGGCGATTGATGAGATGGATAAAATCTTTGGAAACGATGAGCTTGACGGGTTTAGTTCTAATACTGCTCTTGAAGATTTATGTCAACTTTTATCACAATGCGGAATAACCGACTATGGTGAACCGATAGTATACCCTCTACATGCAGAAAAGGTAAATCAATATTTTGCAGAGAATTTCAGTACAATGGAACATAAGGATGGTACGGCTTATCAAGTTGATTGGACAGAAGATGAAGAAGCATACCTGATAGTTTATCCGCAAATCATCAATGGAACAGAGCTGTCTACTGACAGTACATATATTGATGCTATCATAACTCGAAACGGAATCACAGAACTTTCTGTAACGAATTGGGTAGATATCAATAGTTCCAGTGGAACAGAAATTAATATAGTATACTCCTCTACAGATGCAACAAACATTATAATTGACTACTATGAATCTTTAATACAAGATACACCTGTGGAACTGTGTGACTGCAAACTGTCAATGTTTCCAAATTCAAGTGTTGGCGAACCTGCAACACATTTCATTCCTGTATGGGAATTTACAATAAAAACGCAAATTGAAGAAAACAAGTTTATGTTAAGCAGAAAATACATCAGCGTTAATTCAGGAAAACAAGTGGCGAGGGCTGAACAATGATCCGTTCGTATTTATTTCGTACATTAAAAAGCTATAGATTTGTACTTTCCATTTTAGGTGTGTTTATTGTTTGTATGTTGAGGTTAACCAACGGTGCAATTACAGCAGCAGATGTTGTGGGCGATCTTGACCTGTTAGTCAATTTAGATGCTTTCAGGAAAGTAATTGCTGTATTTTCCGCAATCCCATTTGCATCTACATTCGCTGATGAATGGAATAATAACGTGACATTACTATACGTTCTCCGTTCATCAGCTAAAAAATACTCATGGTCGCAGGTTCTTGTCTGTTTCTCAATTTCTTTCCTTACAGCATTATCTGGATTCTTATTGTTTATAATTGCAGATAGTTTTAGATTACCGCTTTATTTGCCTGATGGAAATCCTGCTATTCCCCCTTATGGTTGTTTTCTCGAAAACAACATGGTATACATGAATCTGTTATTGGTATCTGTCGGTTTTTCATTAAGTTGTGCTATGTGGTCAACAACTGGATTGCTCATGTCTTCAATTTTTCCAAGTTCCTTTATTGCCTTTTGTACACCCTTTGTTGCGAGTTACTTATTGGAGAGAATCACATTAAACTTCCCACCGCAATTCAATCTTCTTCATGTTGCACTATCTCGAATCAATGTTCTCAACAATCCATGGACTTCATTTCTCTGGGTAGTAGTAGTTTTCACGGTGTTGTCACTGATAACAGGTAAGTTGTTCGTTCATATTGTAGAAAAGAGGATAAGAAATGAAATCAGTTAGGACAATTTTAGCAATATGTATGCAAAACATACGAAAATGGAACAAAGATTATCGTGTATGGTCGGTTGCTGTTCTTGTACTGATTATGATAAAGATATATATTAATGATTTCCATGATTTGTGTGGAAAATTACATTCTGATATGCCTATTTGGATATTTCCGTTCATTTATTCTCAATACTATATGAAAGTGATTTTTACAATACCACTTTTATTATTGTTTTGTAATGCTCCGTTTATTGACAATAACCAAATATATGTATACATACGTTCCGGCAGAACCAAATGGCTTCTTGGGCAGTTAACTTACATCTTCTTTGCTTCTGCAATATACTATCTGTTCATTATTGTTGCAACATTTGTATTGATGTCCCTAAGCAATACTTCATATAGTTTGGAATGGGGAAAAGTTCTAAAGACAATTGCCGAAGTTGATATGTCAGGACTCGGAAATTTTCCATTCATTCAAGTGAGTGATATGGTTATAAGATGCTTCACGCCGATCCAAGCGGTTATATTCACTTTTTTGGTTTCATGGAGTAATGCAATTTTATTAGGAACTGTTATATTCACATTTAATTATCTATTCAGGAATAAGTATATAGGGGTAACAATCGCTTCGTTTGGAATTGTTTTCAGCTTTTTCGTTGAGATAGCAGGTTACCCTGATCTTATAAACTACTCTCCGACTTCATGGATCACGCTCGATAAGATTGATATTGGTGGCAGAACAGCATATCCATCTTTTTATTATTGCATGATAGTTTATTGGGCGATAATAGCAACCCTTGTTACTGCGGTTTTGGTGTTTGGTAGAAAAAAGGAAATTGACAATAGGAGGTAATAGTAATGGGAGCATATATATCTGTTAATCATGTAACAAAAAAATTCAAAGAAGCAACTGTGCTGAATGACGTCAATGTAGAATTTAAAAAGGCTGAGATTCACGGGCTTATTGGGCGAAATGGCAGTGGAAAAACAATGCTGATGAAATGTATCTGTGGACTTGTTCCGATTACAACAGGAACGATCATCATAAATCAAAAGCAAATTGGAAAGGATATTCAGATTCCCGATAATATCGGAGCAATTATCGAAACACCTGGTTTTCTGCCAAGTTACAGCGGTTATCAGAACTTATTATTTTTGTCAAAAGTCAAAGGAACAATCAGTAAAGAGCAAATCAAGCAGTCAATTCGGAAAGTTGGACTGAATCCGGAAGATAAAAAACCAGTCGGTAAATATTCTCTTGGTATGCGTCAACGATTGGGACTTGCACAAGCAATAATGGAAAATCCGGAATTACTCATTCTTGATGAACCAATGAACGGATTTGACAAGGATGGTGTTTCGGATATGAGAAAATATCTTTTAAATTTGAAAGAACAAGGTAAAACTATTCTTATCGCTTCTCATTCGACAGAGGATATAGAAATTCTCTGCGATACTGTATGCGAGATGGATAAGGGCGTTTTGACTAAGTTAAAGGGATGGTAATTGATTTTCTTTAAAAATTCGTTTAGAAAATTTTAATTAAATCAATAATATGAATTGTACTGAGGGTACAAAATGTAAGCGTTTTGCAGAATAAACAAAACGGAATATTTTGTATTCTCACTTTATATATTCCGCTTCAGATGATTTGAGTTTGTATACGTAAGTATGCAGACTTTTTTGTTTCCTTGGAGAATTCTATAAAGAAACGGAGACCCTAAATGGTTGTATCATTTGTAGGGTGATTTGCCAGTCATGTAGACTGATGTTAAACCTTTAGCAAAACCGACTATAAAGATGAAATATTCAAACAGGTTAAGCGTATTTTCAATACATAGAATGTTGAACCAACAAATGTATTGATTTTGACTTCTTTGAATTACTTTATAGTATTACAATTGCACATTTAAGTAAAAAAATATCACTATGAAAGCGTGTAGGTTTGTAAATGTGAAAAAATCTATTGAATCATAGGGAAAAATATGGTATAATAAAACTGAAGTGTTATACTGAAAGAGCAGTCGACAAACACCCAAAAATCTGGTAGAATATAAATGATAAAACCAGAAAGGG